ATATAGCATTACGTTCCGCATGTTCAAACCAGTAGTACTTCTCAGGTCTAACCTGACGTTCCTCAACATCATCATTGATACCACGAGGAAATGAGTTATATCCTGTAGATACAATCTCATTATCTTTCCCCACGATTACCGCACCAATCTTGGTTCTACGGTCTTTAGATTTTTCTTTTACCTGTTCGGCAATACTCAAAAAATATTCAGTCCATTTCATATCATATAATCTTCAAAAAAATTTTGAAAAAGGTTATTAGGTTTTTTTTCCAACCATCCTGTAATAATATATTTTACCTCATTAGGACCCGGTGAATTACCTCTATGTTTATGTGTCCAAAGAGCTGGAGCTATAATAAGTTTACCCTCTTCAGGTTTTATTTTTTCTTGATTGAACATGAATTCCGTATGTCCACCTTCAATACTGTTTAGATAATATATAAAAAACAACTCTCTATCTGATGTATCACCACCTTCGTTTTCATAGTGCCACGCATAATAACCTTCATTATCTACATATCTTTGCATTTGTAGATGTGGTTTATGATTACCAGTTACACCAAAAAAACTATGAGCTGTTAAGACTAAGGATTCCGTTGATGAAAAGTCTCCCGTCATAATCATATATGGATTATCTTTAATATAATCCACGACATTATGTAAAAGATTCTCCATCATATAATCATAAACATATCTCCAATTAGGGTTATCTGTGTGATTATGTATCATGAAATCGGTTGATGCTTTTACATTCTTTTTAACACCCCCACTTGTTACTCCCTCCATTAAATCAACCTCACCTTCAAACCATTCAATTATGTTTTTACATAAATCAGGCGGTAATTGATTATGGTATTCTTTTATCAAACTATCTTTCATACTAAAAATGTTCTATGTGATATAATTTAAAATCGTGGTTATTGTTCATCCTTAAAACAGGATATGGAAAATCAAATAATTCACTTTTATCAAAATATGTTATAATCTCACAACCATATTTCTGACGTAATGTTGATACTTTATTTTCTAATTTGACTATGTCGGGTACTTTACCAAGTTTGTTATCAAAAGTCGCTATTAGTAATACCTCAGAATTTTTCAAATCATTATCAAATACACCTACCATCTCATGTTCATTCCAAAATTCAATTCTCCAATTACCGAACTCGTTTGGATATGCACCCCAACTAAAAGGATGGATATCCATTTCTCCAATGTACTTGTCATCACAGAACCACTTAACAGTATATGATGTGTCACCAATTAGACTAACCTTAGCCATCGGTCCAAAAACACAATTCGCACTGTTATTCTCGTTTATGGTATAAATCATTGTATTACTTTTGATACATTATTATCTTTTTCAATTTTGATAATACCATCCGACCATTGACTTAACATTGGGTTGTGAGTTATAATCAAAATCTTATCAAAGTATGATTTAATTTTTACAAAGAATTCATATACCATTTCCAAATTATCATTTGAAATCTTACCAAACACCTCGTCAAATACAATAACGTTTGGTTTTGGTAACGAACAAACTTTACTCAAGACTGCACGAAGAGCTAAAGAAGATATTGTTCTTTCATATCCTGAACCCGATGATATCAACTTTTCTATTTGTGTTTCATTATCTATCTGTATGAACTCAACTTCATTCTTATCATTGATTCTAACTTCAAGTTTAAACTTGGCTGAATCAGATAACAATCGTTGTAGTTCAGAATTAATCACCGGCATCATTGTCTTCATAATCATCTTACTAATACCGTTCTTACCAAAGATGTCTAAATATAATTTATAAATTTTCTCTTTCTCGAACTCTTCGGCAATCTGAGTAATTTTGTTATTGTTAGATTCAATCTTTTCTTGACACTTCTCAATCTGATTGTTTAAATTCTGAACACTTAACATGTAACCTTCCTTCTCTCTTTTGAGTTCGTCCAATCTCATGTCAGCCTTCATTAAAGTTTCGTCAATCTTTTTGTTTTCCTCTAACATTGTTTGAGCCTCTTTGTACTTACGAAGTTTTTCTACCAACTCTTTCTTCTTAAGTTCTAAAGACTCCTTTTGTATTTCATACTTTTCTTTAATTAACTTATTTCTTTCGTATTCATCAAAATCTTTCTTAAGTTGGACGTATGTCTTTTCTTCTTTGTCATACGCTTCCAACATAATAACTGAATGACTTAACTCAATATTCAAATCATTGAACATTATTTTCTTTTTGTCAGTATATTCTGATTGAGCTAATACAATACCACAATATTGGCATTGTAATCCTCCATCAAAACCATCTAACTCTTCTTTAATATCTGCAATTTTTGATTGCAATGAACCTACCTTAACTTTCATCTCTGAAAGTTTTTCCTTAACCTCATCATGTTTGTCTTCATGATAATATTCTTTAGGTTCAATGACTTTTATTTCCAATAAGTCAGCTTCAGTCCTTACAATCTTTACATCAAACTCATTGATTTCAACTTCAAGATTTTGTGGTTTTAAAGTAATAAGTTCTTCATCTAATCCTGTATGTTTCTTTTGGATTAGTTCGTCTCGATAATCTTGTCCTTTCTTAATTCTTCCTTCCACATCAACTAATGACGTTTCGTGAATTTTAATATTCTCTTTATAGGTTTTTATATTCCCATTAAGTTCTTCAATCTCTTGTTTTAATGTCTCAACATTATATATGTTGGACAACATCCCTTTTGAGAATGTGGAGTATAACTCTTTTCCTGTTTCTTCTTTTAATTTAAGAGAATCTAATCCTAAGAATCTAGAAAGTACCTGACCACGAGCGGTTGGTTTTGCATCAATCAACTCTTCTAAGTTTGTCGCGGTGGTAAGGATTGTCATTAAAAAATCTTCCATTGTCCCGATGGAGTTTTTAATGAATGACTCTGTTTCTCTTCGTTGTTCACCAGTGAAGTTCTGTAAAGAACCATCCGCAAGTTTCTTAAAGAAGTCTAATTTGGTTGAAACATTGTATTCGTCCCCACTTCTTTTTAACTTACGTTCAACATTTCTTACCAAAACATAATCTTCACCGTCAATTGAAATCTCACCCTTTACACTCACCTTGTCCTTGTCTCTAAATCTATTAAAGATTTCTTCTGCCTTACTTGATTTGGTTGTGGTGTTAAAGAATAAGAACAACAAAAGGTCTACAGTCAATACTGTCTTACCGCCAAAGTTTGGTGGGTTTGACTCGACAGTACTGATACCTTTTACCTTTTCAAAATCTAAGACTTGATTGTCACCAAAAGATAGAAAGTTTGAGAATTCTATCTTTTTGATATACCATTTTTTAAATGGAGTAATTTCAGTTTTATCCGCAGAAATCTTATCTTCAACAACTTTATCCAACGCCATTATTTGGTCTTTCAAAGAATCTAATTCTCTAGTTTCCAAATATTTGGATATCAACTCTCTCTGATAGTTTTCATCCAATATATTAACCGACACATCCACAGACTGTTGCTCCTCACCCTCAGTCTTAACCTTTGTGATAACATTTACATTCTTTGATTTGTATTTGTTTTCAAAGTAAGACTTAACTCGTTTGATTCTTTCAGTTGTAAAATTTTCTGGTACATCTTCCCAAACCACCTGTATGGATGGGTTTTGAAGTTGTTCCACATTTAAATTGTGTGACATTCGTGTATAGTTTAATTCTATTGGTGGATTAAATAAATCCATTACCCCAAATTAAGGGTAGTATTATCAGAAGTGTTTTCAACTTCTTCTGTTGATGCTTCTTGTTCAGCACGGAGCTTTTCAATCTCCTTCATAATTTCTTCATTCCAGATGTTAGAAATCTTTTGTCGTTCAGCTACAACTTGTTGTTTTCTACGCTGAATTCTTTTGTTGTGGGCTTTCTGGCCGCCCCTTTTTTTAGACTTTGGCATAATTATAATTAAAGTTTTACTATGAGAAATATAATAACAAAATTGATGAATAACAAGCTAGTTAAGTTAATATTTTCAATAACTATCATATTAGCATCAATCCCATCTATTATACAAGATTTTGAACAACCTGTCAATGGGTGGACACATTATGGTTTATTATTAGTAGGAGTTTCTTATTTTTTAGAATCAATACTATGGGTTTTAGACATATGGAAGAAATAAAAGAATTTAAAAAGCAAATCAAACTGATTGAAAAGTATATCGATGAAGATTCGTTTCCATTCAGTGCGCTTGAAATTCACAAATTCAAATCCAGTATGCTAAAATACAAACTTGATAACCCTGAAGACAAACAGATAGACACACTAATCCAAATCATGGAATCTTTGGATACTGTTCACGAAAGAAAACAAAATGAAAAAATTAACCATAGACTTAACCTACTTACGGTTTGGTCTACCATTTTCTTACCCCTTTCATTTTTTACAGGTATGTGGGGTATGAATTTCGATGATGTACCTTTGATTAGTGATGACAAAGGATTTTGGATTTTTAGTTCATTGTGTATTGTTACTGTAATGAGTATGTGGGTCTATTTTAAAAGGAATAGATGGTTTTAGTTCTTTAGGTAATAGTCAATTATATTACCCAAACCACCTTCAGAAAACCCACCCATAATCATAACGTAAGCCAGGTAAATCCAACCTAAAAAGAAATGGATAATACCCCAAATTACAGAACCATTATAGTACCAACTAACAAACAATGCTATTATTCTAAACAACAAACGGTAATCTGTTGGAAACAAATGTTGTTTTGCAATACTTTTTAATTCTTCTTCGTTATTCATTATTTCTTTTCGAACCATTCAACAATCGCATTGATTGCCCATACACCTCCTGACGCTAACATACCGTCAAAGAATACTCCAAGTGCTGGATGGACACCCATGTAATTTACGAAGGGTGACCACATAAAACTCATTGTAAATCCAACCCACGTTGAAGTACACATCATACAAGATATAAGTCCTGATATAAACTTACCTATACTTAAACCAAAAGGTGCTAAAGGATTATTTCCCCACCTATGTATAGATTCTCTAAATCCTTCAAAAATACTTCCGTAAACTATTATTTGGCTCATTCCGTAAGCCGCTATTAACCATGCTAAAAGTGTTGTCATCATTTGTATAAATTATCTCCTAAATTTGATGAGGTTGTTATTTTTCCTTTTTGCGGACCAACCATCGACTTTAATTCTACGATATTATTTTCTAATAGTAAAATGTTTTCTTTTTTTTCTCTAAGTTCTGATTGAAGTTTTTGGATAGTTTCTTGTAACATTTTAGCCTTATCCATATCTTTTGTTATTGTCTTTTCAATAATCTTTTCAACTTCAACCTCCTTAATAATTTCTACAGGTATTTCTTTTATTACCTCAACCTCCTTAATAATCTCTTTAGGTTTTTTCTCCAAAAGAACTTCCAATTCAGATATTTTCCTCTCCAATTCACTCTTCTCATTTTTATTTTCATCTATTTTTCGTATATATTCGGATATTTGCGTATCATATTCCTCTTTTTCTTTTTGGAAAATATTTTCCATTTTTTTTGTCTTTGTGGAAAATTCTCGTAACTCTTCAGTTAATTCCTTATTCTTAGTGGAAAATTTTTCTTTTTCTTTTTCTACTTTGGTATTCTTTGATGTGAGTTCTTTCTTTTCCTTTTCTAACTGACTCATTTTTTTAGACAGTTCATTCACCTGTTCATCATCAGTAATGTAAACTTCCTTTTCAACTATAACTTCAATAGGTACTTCAACCTCTTTAGTTATAGTCTTTGGTTTCTTCTTAAGGTCTTTTTCCAACTGTTGTATTTTTAACAACAGTTCATCTATCTTTTTGGTGTTTTCAACCTTAACAACTTTTTCAACTTCTTTGATTACTTCTTTTTCAACAATCTTTTCTACTTCTACCTCAACCTCTTTTATAACCTCAACCTCCACAATCTTTTCAATAGGAACTTTTTTGGTTACAATTTTTTCTACCGGAACTTCCTTAATAACTTCAACCTCCACAATCTTTTCAACAGGAACCTCAACTTCTTTTATAACTTCGACAATCTTCTCAACAGGTACTTTAACCTCTTTAATAATTTCTTTTTCTATAATCTGTGGTGCTGATGTGTTCAATAGACCATTTTTTTCTATTGAGTACCCCTTTATAAAACATTCTTTGAAGAACTTCTCGGTATCTTCAATTTCATTTAGTTTACAAAACTGGTCTATATCTTTCCAGAGTTTGTTATCTAAATCAATTATTTGTGAGTTTTTCGATGCCATGTTCCAAGTCAGTTATATCGGTAATCTTGAATTTAAGGAACGGACGATAGTTAACCAAATCTACCGTTTCGTACTTATCCTCATCTATAGTATAAATACCGTAACCATGTTTATTGATACTTTCACCAAAGTTCTGTTGGATAGTTGAACCAATCATATAAGCCTTCTTTCCACCAGGAATGTCAAAAATTTGTCGTTTATGTATGTCACCACACAAAACCAAGTCACAACCCTTAAACCTATCAGTATCGTAACCTTCATCAAACTTATAACCAATATCTGTACTTAAACCTTGCACAGGACCATGAAATAACCCTATTTTGATGTTGTCAGATTTTTCAATCGTTGGTGGTATATTATGATTAGTCAAAGAGTAAACAACCCAATCAATATTTTCATCAGTGTAAACACCTGAGTCTTTGTAATAAACAATATTTGGATTTTCTAGTGAATTAATGACGGGCGATAATGCATCCACTCTCGACAGGTTATTCTCTAAGAAATCATGGTTACCAATTATCAAAACCGTTTTTGTAATATTAGCACACTCAGTTAAAATCCAAGCAACAAATTCAATAAGTTCAGGTGTCATTTGATTTTTACTATGAACCAAATCACCCGTAAACACAATACGGTCAGGTTTTATTTCTTTAAATTGTTCTAACATATCCATTAAGATATCACGATACAAATCGTGGTCCTTGAATAATCGAATATGTAAATCTGAAAAGTGTACTAATTTATTTATCATCTTATTTTTTTATGGTTCATATGAGAATTTTTTAAAATCTTTCTTAAAGATTTTATATATTTTATTTTTATGTTTTAAATTAAGTATATCAATAAATTGTTGATTATTCTTATTAATATAAGGAAAATTATCAATTGATAAATTAAATTTATCTTTAATCATTTCTAAATCTTGATTTAATCTTTCCAATCTTAAAACCATATCAATTTTAAATTTGTCATCAACAATACAAAATTCATAACATGGTCTTATTAAATTTGATACTTTATCAATGTTATTTATGTAATCGTCAAAATCTAATGTTTTATTTCTAACCGATTCAAAAAAATTATAAAAAGATAAAACTCGACTATATGGGTGTCTAACTATTGTTATATTAAAACAGTCTTTATACCCTATGTTCCACAATTTATCCAAAGGCTGATGTAAAGAATACTTATATGACAAATTATTTTTTTTGAAAAATTCAATCATACTTTTACCTCCAGTTTTTGGTATATGTATAAATCCGATTTCTTTATTTATTAAATTCATTTTTATTCTTTAATCTATAATATTTTTGAATTTTTAATGCTAATATTTTACCTAATGTTGATGATAAAACATAAACAATCATCATATTATAATCAAGTTTGATAACTGCAGATACACCAATTGCCGTTGAGAACAACCATACTATACTTAAAAGAATACCTATTATTATTGTGTTTTTCATATCTTCATCATATGAAAATTTAATCTCAAGTATCTTAAGAAGATTAAAACTTATCTGTATTAAAGCCAATAAAAAATATTCCATCATAAACAACTAAGATATCTTTCACCCCTATCACACAAAAAAGTGACTACCACACCCTCAGGATTATTTTCCTCAATCCATCTTTCAGATGCCAAAATATTAGCACCGGCCGATATACCAACAAAAATACCTTTTTCTTTTGCTAATTGTCTGGCACGTTCTTTAGCATCTTCTGTTGAAACAGTCATGACTTTATCAACTTTTTTTAGGTCTACCAAAAATTTAGAACCGTCACCAATACCTTGTATTCCATGTATGCCGGGTTCTCCACCACTCATAACAGGAGATTCTTCAGGTTCAACAGCAATTATTTGCATACTTGGTACCACTTCTTTTACTTTTAAACCTGCACCCATTAAAGTACCACCTGTTCCTGTACCACTCACAAAAGCTTGGACATAAAGTTTCATTTCTGCCACCATCTGTTTTATTATTTCAACCGCAGTAGTCTCTTGGTGAGATTTAATATTTAAAGGATTTGCAAATTGATTACAGTTAAACCAACCGTTCTTTTCTGCCAACTCATTACGTAAACGAATTGCCTCATCAAAGTTACCAGCCTCAACCTCAATTAATTCTGCACCATACAACCTAAGCATCTGTTTTCTTTCTTCAGACATATTAGAAGGCATTACAATCTTACAATTGTATCCTCTCTCAGCTGCCAACCATGCGAATGAAATACCCATGTTACCTGAAGTTGCCTCAATTATGGTATCACCCTTTTTTAATATCCCATTTTTTTCAGCATCATCAATTATGTAACTAGCCGGACGGTCTTTTATTGAACCAGTCGGATTAAGAAGTTCAGCCTTAGCATATAACTTATCTGAAATTTTAATTAACGCAGTATTTCCTATATTTTTTGATAATTTCATTGGTCTTATTTTATTTCAGTATTTATGTTTGACGTATTTCCACTCGCATTCCACATCTCATCCCAAAAAATAAACTCTTCTTTACTCATCTTTAAATGGATTAAAATCATCATTAACGTGAGAACACTTATCACACGCGTATGTTTCTAAAGGTACAACCTCATCTTGAGCAGAACCAGTTAATAATCTACTGATTCTCTTCATAACCGTAACTTTTTTAAAAAATGAATTACCACATTCCTCACATTGGATTGTCGGTTGTTCACTAAAATTTATGTTTAATTTTGTTCCGTCCATATTACTTTACGTATTTTTTTATATCTAAATTAAAGATAGTGTCTATCACCTTTTTAGGTACTCGATACTCTTCAAACTCTGAATTATCACCCAAAAGTACAATAATACAACCCATTAGTTTTAAGTCTTCATATTTTGTACCTTCTAACATTTTCAATAAAAGTCTCCCATATAATGGAAGTTGTAAATAGTAATGACCTAACGCATTGTTAGGGTAATCCTCAAAAGGTTCATACATTGGTTTAGTAAAATCATTAACTTGGAAATTTTTTGCCTTATTTGTTTTCCAATCTGTAATCACCATACCAAAACCTGTTTTTTCTTTATTCATTATCAACCAAACTTTGTCTGGTTGTCCTGTGTATCCAAGTTCAGGATGACCTAAAACCATTTCAGTATCTAATAGAACCGCGCCTCTTTCCTTCATTAGTTTAAGGAATTTCTCACCTGCTTTAATCATACTATTACTTTTGATTTCCTGCTCTAAGTCACACTCAAAAATAGGTTCCCTTACTTCTTTATAGTCACCATTTATTTCTATGGTCTTCTTTTCTAAAAGGTAGTGAGTTCTTGACCCCATATTGGTTGCATAACTACCAGCTGCTGACCACTCATCAAGTAGTCTTTGCATTTCTATCACATCACCTTTAGCCTTTTTATATGCAATATCATCAGCAGCAAATGGTTCATAAAATTTCTTTATTACTTTTGATACTGATGGAAAATTAGACCTAACTTTCCCATTTAAGTCCTTCATATAATATATGTGGTCTTCTTCAATGAATCTTAAATTTAATTCATTTTTCTTTTCTTCTACGACATCACGTATTTCTTTAGCAATTTCTTCTAGTCTCATTGTTTTTCTAATTCTACATAATATTCAGGGAGAATCTCACCACGTAAGTCCCCCAAGTCTTTATCTTTTGGTAATCTTATAATATCTATTTTTTTGTAAAGTCTACCTCCACTTAGTTTCTCATATATCTTAATCGCATCGTACCATGCATCACCATCTAAACATATTTTAATTCTACCCTGAGCCTTTTCATAAAGAGTTTCCCATAAAAGGTCTGATACGAACTTACCCAATAAAGGTATTGAGTTAGGAACAAAGAATCCATCAAACACACCTTCAACCAAATAAATGTCATTATCCCAATTTATTCTACTCTCATTAAAAATTAACAATTCTTTTGGCGCTTGTGGATTTTTATATTTAAACTTCTCTCTTGGGTACCAGCTACGCGCAACAAAGTAATTTAACTCACCTCTTAAATCATAGGAAGGTACTATAATTCTTCCTGCAAACTCACCAGTCTCGGCAAACCCAATATCATACTTTTGAATAATCTCTTCAGTAATACCTCTTTTTTTAAGGTAGTTAAAAGCCTCTCTCCTTTTCATATGTGCCGGGTGTACATCTTCAAACCTTTGATATTCTTTTGGAAGAACTAATTTTTTATATTGTTTTTCTTCTCTGTCAAACTCATCAGGACGAATTAAATCATAATATTCACGGTCTTTCTTACCCCCAAAACGGTCAATAAGATATCCTAAGTGCCCTTTAGTGTTATGAGTTTCGGCACACGCCCAACACTTGAATACGTGTTGGTCGTAGTTGATTTCAAGGTTTCCTTTCCCGTCACCTTTTTCTAAACCTTTAATTTCATGAGAACATACCGGACAGTCAAAAGAAATCTGCCCTCGACCATGATTGTGGTTTCGAGGTTCTCCAAAAATGTTTTCTAATATGTCCACTACTAGTGACTCATCTTCCATATCAGAAAAGATAATAAAATAAATGGATTAATCAATTACCAAAGACCTTCTTGTTTCATATATCCTTGAACACAGGTATATGAGTCAGCTTGGTCGTAACATTCTTTCTTAAGTGTATTGTTTCTGGTGTATAACCAAATAATCTGTGGTTCGGCTTCAGCCACTTTTTTCCAAATGAGTTCTTTCTTGTCAATATCTTTTGGAAGTCCTCCGAATAACACCTTCTTACCCTTATCGTTTTCCTGCACTAAATCAGGCCAAGCATATTTTCTAGAGTTGTATGTTGATATAAAACTTGGGACAACACCTAATATATCATAGATAGATTTTGTAATCATAGAATTGTATCTCAACAACGTACCAACAGTCCAAACATTATTTGAATTCAATAATGGTTCCTCAATGATAACTTTAGTTATACCTAAATTTTTATAATTTGCTAATTTTTCCTCAAAGACATCTACTTTAGCTAATAACTCCTCAATTTTATTTTCAGGTTGTGGTTTAATTACAGGTGAAAAGTGTGTAAGTTCTAAAAGTTTTTGTGTCTGTATATCAAATAAAGACCATCCAATTGTTTTTGTTGAAATGTCTAACCCCAACACCTTTGGGGAGTTTTTCAAATCCGTTCTTGCTGACATATATTAAAAATCTAACTTTATCGGGTACTGTTGAACACCTTGTCTTTTCTCAGGTGACTGTACTTTAGATATAATCATAAGATTTTTGTCAGAATCGTAAAGTCCAACTTCTGTAATATATGGTGCATTACCCGTCCAAGTTGGATTTGATGAATCTAAAAATTGAGTTTGTCCTAAATTACACTTGTAATTCATCACATAAATTGTGGCTTGAATATCAGACTTGATATTACCATTAAAATAAAAATCATCACCAAAATTATAAGTAACCCCAGATTGATTTAATGTAGGTAGACTAATATAATCACTTAAATCATATAATGTCCCACTCGCACCATCATATAAACTTTTTGTTAGTTGGAAAGTATTGCCTGTTAATGTTGACGGTAAAATGTACCCACCAACGGTTGATGCGGAATATTGTGACTCCATATCAATAACCCTCCAAAGAGTTGGGTCAGGTGTTCCTGAACTTGAAGTTTTTTGTGCTAAAACCATGAACTCATCAGCAGTAAAACCTGTAAGTGTTTCACTATCACTTAAGAATGGAAACTCATTTCCAAATCTTATTGTGATATCTTGTGTGGTATCAGTACACCCACTAGTTGGTCCATTAATCTTAGAATAGTAATTACAATGTAATGATTCGGTAAATGATGAAAAATTAAATCTATATGTTATCCACATAGTTTCAGTCTCGGCACTTAAAACACCATCATTAGTAGTTCCAAGACCATTAAAAGTATTCGGACTAATAAGACCTAATTTAGGTGCTGGAAGTGTCCAGTTTCTATTTGATTTACCGTTTAAAGCAGCAACCAATTCATCATCATCAATTGTTATTAATTTTAAATCTGGCCACACTTTACCTACTCTATTTGGATAACCATTAGTATTTTCGTGTGTATCCCATAAATGGAAATATCTAATACCAGGTGAATTCATGTCTTCATTCCTAGTTGACTGAACATAATTAACTTGTAATAAATTTTGGCTTGTGAATCCTGTTGGGTCTATATAAAATTCTTCACCAATTGTTGCATTAGAATTTTTGTGCCACATAAGCCAAGGTATTGATAATCTAAAATTAGCGGCTTGACCCGTAGCAAATGGATTTGTTGAATCATAACTTTCTGTTGCAAATTTTTCACCGTAAAAATTATCAATTGATTGGTTGGTATAATGAACCACCGCAATCGCTTTTTGATTGGATGGTGATAAATTAATTCTTTCACTAAATGAATTATAATAGAAAGTACCATCACTATCTGTTTGACCATTATCTGAATTGTATCCCAAATATTCTTTAGTACCTGTATAACCTGTGGAGCCGAAAGAATTATAATCTTGGTGTGTTGAATCATTTAAACCAGCCGGTGATTCAGTCCACGGCGAATTCATATTCCAAACTTTAACATCTGATTCTGCAATATCACAATTACTTTCAAAATCAAACGCATCTTGATTCCAATAATATGACGGAGTATTTGTATCATAGATTTGAGTCATTGTAGATGGATAAAAAATACACCTAGCATTACCGTTAAGATTAGTAAAATCTGGTGTGGACCTATCAACCCTAACAGTAACACTACCAGTATTTCCTGATGTGTCACCAGTGATACCAACTACCTTATATGTTAATACTACCGAAGTAGCAGAAATAGATTGAATTTCAGTTCCATAATAAATTGTAAGTGTATCACCTGACTGAGTTTGACCAGTATTAGTCGAATCAATAACACTTGCATCTAATACAATAATATCACCACCATCTGATGTTGAAACATCTAAAACAAAGTTTGGATTTATTGTGTAGGCTGACGATGTTTGGGCGCTATATGTTGAACTATATCCTGTTGTACCACTAAATAATCCTCTTGGGGCTGCAGAATTATATATATTATCATAATATGATTCTTTAACAGGAATTCCATATGTACTACCCGATGTTGAATCAACAAACAATGGGTATTTAATATTCATTTTATTTTTTTGTGGTATTGGTGTGCCATTTTGTGCATTATCTTCTGACATTAAAACGTGGAAACCATTAAACACAGTATTATCAAAGCAATTATAACAAACCTCACTATCACCGACTTGGAAATATGATATATTGAACATTCCTTCTGACATTTTCTTTCTTCCTAAGTCAGTCAGTTTGGTTGTTATTAACGCCGCAGTATCTTTGATTATATAACCCATATGATATAAATATTCTTTTATCTATTTTTAATTTTAAGTTTGAGCACCATAAACATCATTTCTAAGTGATGTTCCTGCAGTTTTACCTGGTAATACATCACAAACATTATTTGCAATACTATAATTTTCAGTATATTGATAAAATCCATGATAACCCCTCAACACACATGAGTTACTTACACTCGGACACGTTATGTCACTAACAACAACACCCGACACATATCCACTACCGGTAACTGTAACTCTCCATCTCTGTATCAATGTAGAACGCGTTTCAAAACTTGAGCCTCCACATCCTGAACGGAAGATTGTTGCCGTTGTATAAGTCTCTGTTGGTCCTGTTACAGAAACATTTCCTACAGTATTAATAGTAACACCTGTACTTATTGTCGGATTTGTACCTTCACTTGACAATTTTTCAAATTCATGTTGCAATACTAAATCATATGTCATAGTTTTAGGTGAACTAATACTTGGATTTGTATCATTCTTGAATCCCCATTCATATTTTTGTCTATAATTTGGATTGTAGATTGTTGGTGTGTAATAACTACTACCCGTCATTACTACTTTATTAGTGTATGTAACTGATGTAGTTTGATTAGTTAAAGTATAAGTAGTTGTGGTGATTGTACCTAAAGAGTCCTTAACAAATACAGTTCCACTACCAGCATTTAAGTTATTAAAGATAGATGAATTTTGATATGTTATACCATCTAACGAATATTGATATGTTGGTGTACCACCATTTGTTAATACTATTATCTCACCATCACCAGAACCCGCACAAGTTGGATTACTTAACCTTAATGAAACTTGAATTGGTGTTGTAGTACATAAACCAGATACTGCAGTCCATGTTTCACTAGAGCCTAAAGACAACCAAGTACCTGTTGGTGGTGGTCCTGAACTAGTAACACTTTGTAAGATACCACCTGTCCATCCACTCATTAGCCATGATGAATTTGTGGTTACATAAACCATTTTGTAATTTGTAGAACCTGTTTCTTCCCACACCGGATATCCATTATAAACGGTAGAACCTGACTCAAATGTATATTGAGTATATGGAGATGAATTTTTAGTTAAACATATATATTGTGGATATACAGGTATTGGTGTTGGCTCAGGTAAACATGTATCACAGTCATTATATGGTCCCCCTTTTATTGTTGCAAAACTATCAACATATGTTTCACTTGACCACAGTGTCGTACCACTACTAGTCCAACATCCAGACCTACCATCTAATTCATATATTAAACCGGCAGTAAATATGCTCGGTTCTTGAGCCTTATAATACACATAAGTCCCACTATTTGAACAATCTTCAAATTTATCCAAACTAAACGAGTCATACCCAACTGTACATGTTGTTGTGGCACTATAATCCCCATAATAGTCAACTATAGTTGCAGTGTAATCACCAGGACTTAGATTTATTAAACTCTGTCCCTGTCCACCATTTGACCATGTAACATTATAGGGTGAGCTGCCACCTGTAATATTGAGATATATTGAACCATTTGTATTTACTGGCGTACTAGCGTTAGTACTATCACAAACCACACCCAAAGGTAATATGGTTACAATTTCACACGTATTTCCACTTAAATTTGCCATTAGAATGTATTACATATTACACAACCATTATTATCAATGATTCTTATTGTATAACTACTTAAACTTTCAAAACTTGATGGTAATGTAAAGTCATATGTTAAGTCACCGGTGGTTATTGTATCAATATATTGACAACTACTATTAGTACAATCAATACATACCCACACATCGTATGGTGATGCTCCTGTTATTGCCGTTATACTTACTGTTTTTGCCATTTTATTTTTAATTTAAAGAACAGTCACATTGATTATAAACATCTATTATTGATGTTGCTGTTGCATTACCCGTTGTTTGTGCAATTACTTTCCAACAACCAACATAACTACTACCCGAAAGTCTAACGTATTGACCAACTATAGGTGTAGTAACATTTGATGGTTTACTTACATAAATTGCAATACCAGTATTCTGACAATTTGTTGTCTGTTTTATCACTTGATAAATATATGTTGGCGGTGTAGAACAAGCCGTACACGTATCATAAATTGTTGAAGGTGTTGAAGTAATCGCATTTATATTAACCGATTGAACACCTACAGGTACTATATAGTTTGTATAAGAACCTAAATAAGTATAACATGAACCACTTATATTAACAACTCTACCTGTTTGTAAAGTACCAGGTGAAACTGTTTGTATTATTACTTTATTTTGAGTACATGACGAGAACACAAACTTTGTTGTTAAAGCAACCGTAGGTAATGGTGTTGCACTTTGTGTTATAGTCGGTGTTGGTGTTACTGTCATTGTAGGTGTAGGTGTCGGAGTTAATGAACAACTTGAACAATCTCCTCCATACACATCAACAATATCACCTATATATGCCGAAACTGAACCGTTAACATCTCTCTGATATGTTAAACATCTTAATGAAGTGTTTAAATACGCTTGGAAAGTGGTTCCTGTTGAAACTGCACTTCCTCCGTACATCAAATTACCTGAAACATAATACAATAATCCACTATCACAATCTCTTAATTCTTTGACATCATAACAAATAAAATCACCACTATCAATAACATAATTAACAGTTCCACCTGTATTTACTGACCTAACAAATGTTGGTGTAGGCGTAGGTGTACTTGATGGTGTTGGTGTCGGGCTGCTTTCAATTATTGTTATATCTGCTGCAACACCATAACAAATCGTATTTGTTTCAGTAGGAGTAACTGTAGGTGTTGGTGTTGATGTTGCCGTTGGTGTAGGTGTAACTTCAGTTACAACATTACAATAAAAATCCGCACTGAAAGTTAGTCCACTACATGGATTTGGTGTTGGTGTATTATCACACGTTCCACTATATATAATAGTTGGGTCAAAATCAGGACAATCGTCATCACAGAAAGGTGATAAAGGACCCATAGCGATACAATCACCCACATAAGAATCACTTAAACACCAATTAGTATCCTGTGTACTACCAGATTTATAAAAAATATATCCAGGAATTGTACCACCAGTCCATGATGGTTTTCCGTTATGTTGTTGATAATAAGAGTAAGTTCCATTATAACCTGTATAAGCCTCAATATTAATTTGGACACAGTATTCTCCAGCACATGGTGAAACAGGTGAACTTGTCGCAGATGGTGTTGGCGTTGGGTAAGCAGTTACCGATGGTGTTGGTGTCGGCGTATTGGTTGGCGTAGTTGTTGGTGTTGGAGAAGGACATACAGGACTACACAATTCAGGATAAATTGTGACACCCGCTGATGGGTAACTAGAATCAACACATATTGAAATTCCCAATCCACTACCAGATTGGGTATTACCACAACAATCAGTATATGACCAACTAGCACTTGAAGTTACACCTGAAAAACAAGCATTACTTGTAGCTGTAGGTGTATTAGTCGGAGTAGCCATCGCCGTATTAGATGGAGTAACCGTTGCTGTGTTAGTTGGAGTATTGGTAGGAGTAACCGTTGCAGTGTTAGTTGGAGTAACAGGTGGTGATGTAGGTGGCGTTGCTGAAGGTGTTGGTGTTACACTCGCAGTACCTGAAGGTGTATTACTAGGAGTAACCGTTGCAGTGTTAGTTGGAGTAACAGGCGGTGATGTAGGTGGCGTTGCTGAAGGTGTTGGTGTTACATTTGCAGTACTTGTTGGAGTACTAGTTTGAGTAGCATTAGGTGTACCCGAAGGTGTTGGTGTAAGTGTAAGACTAGGTGTGTCTGAAGGTGTTGGTGTAGGCGTTGGAGTTAATGAACTAGTTGGACTTACCTTAGGTGTTAATGTTAATGTATATGTTGGAGTGGGAGTTACCGTTGAGGTAACAGTTTGAGTTAGTGTTGGTGAATTAGTAGGTGTTAATGTAGGAGTTGGTGAATTAGTAGGTGTTAATGTAGGAGTTGGTGAATTAGTCTGTGTTAATGTAGGAGTTACTGTTGAAGTAACAGTTTGAGTTAGTGTTGGTGAATTAGTAGGTGTTAACGTAGGTGTTGGTGAGTTAGTAGGAGTTAACGTAGGTGTTATTGTTGGTGTAATTGTTGGAGTTGGTGTAGGTGTTGGTGTAGGCCCAGCCTCACAACAATTATCAGTATTAGTAAAAGTACTCTCAGCCGGTTGTTGAACATCATTTTGATAAAAATAAATGGCGGTATTAGCTTGATTTCCATCGGAAATACAAATAGCATCACTATATATACCATCAACAGTATATTTTACTATTTGAACTCCACCACCACATATATCGTACCTAACATAAACGGTATTATCGTCATATGTTGAGTTACCAGTCGAATTGTTTAAGTCATTTATATTAATATCTAAATCTTGATAATAACATTCACATGGAGGCGTCGATGATGGTGTCGGTGTTGGTGGACATGGGTCTTCACCTAAACAACTATCACAAGCCTCATATTCTACAGGGTTTGAACTTGAGTAAGCTGCAGACCATCCACACCTAGTCCCTGTACCTGTTGGAGTAACCGCAGTAGTACAACCCGTAAAACAATCCGCAGTAATATAATATGATTTACCAACAACAGGATAAACAAAAGTACCATTATTACCCGTATATCCTGTTAATATTATTTTTGTACTATCACAACATGATTCAAACTCATATTCCACAGTTGGTCCTGGTGAAAATCCAAAACTATATACATCTAAATCTGACCATATTCCTTGAGAGCCTGATTCACTTATAAATGAAACAGAAAAAGTTGTAAAAGTAGCACCTGTAATAATATTTGTAACATTATAATCCGCATCTACATATCCCCCAACAGAACTTTGTACAGTTAAAGGTAGTGTAGTACCTTCACCGTCTATATAATTTTTAAACGATATAAATAAATCTTCATTTAAAACACTATCATAATCGGTATTATAAACCCTAAAAGTAGTTACACCACTAGTAGAACCTGTTGATGAACCAGCATCGAATCGACCAGTTAGGTTATACCCATTGTATTGATAAAGATAATTACGTGTAATCATTTACGAAGATTAATTAATATATAAATAATCAAAAGATTAGTTTTTTATGATTCTTTCCTAAGTTTTCCGTCATAATGTTCAAATCTGTCATGTTCAGTTGGACTTAATAAAAGAATTGCTGGATTTATTTCATTTTTTATAGTTTTTTGGAAAATGTATGACATCCATGTCTGTTCAAAAGGACGCGCCCATTTATCGGTTAAAAACATTTTTCTATTACCAATTTTAGAGACTACCTGAGGCCAATTACAATAATATATCTCACCAGAAGCAAATGGAATACCGTTATGTACATTTATGTTTTTAAAAATGGTTTTAGGAGCATTAGGGTCTAATCCCATTTTTGGCAATCTAGGATTATTAGGCCAATGTTCTTCTCTAAAATTTTGAGGAACATTATACCAAGCCCATTGGGTTCTATTGTCACCATAAAACTCAGTGAACGACAATTTTAAAAAATCAAAATTATTATTATTGATAATTTGTAAAACACTTAAATATAAATTTTTAACATACCTATTAAATCCATTCTTACAAACTTCACCTTCATGTGGGTAAAAAAACATATCGTCTTCAAAGAAGAAATAAAAATCAAAGTCTTTTTCTTCCGCATGTTCCGCAATAAATTGTCTACCACCACAAATACCTAAGTTATCCTTTTTTATATGTTCAAAATCATATAAATCACACAATCTTTTATATTCATCAGTTGTACTTAAATCGGATGAATTATCTAATAAAAATTTCTTTGGTTTATCTAAAAAGTTAACATCATACTGTTTAAAACTTTGAATTAATGTTTCAAATTGTTTAGGACTATTAAATGTTATAACATATAATGCACTATTTTTAATATCAAGTTCCATCTCTTCTTTAACTTCGGTTAATTTTACTTGTTTTTTATTTTTTACATCTTCAAAAAATTTGTTAATTAACCCATTGGATTCTATCAGGTAATACTCATACATTTTAGGGTACTTATAAAGTAAAATAGTAAATAAAGACTCTTCGGTACCCATAAACCCATCAATTAATGTGTTTCTCATTAATCCGTAATATTGAGTATTAAAATTACCTATTAATTCTTTTGGACCTCCAAAAAATCCACCTCTTGCAACCTTATCTATTTTTGCGTTAGATAAACGACACATTTCAGAATATTCAAAACCATGTATTTCGTTTTTAGCCTCGTAAGGAAAACATATAAAAGTAATTTTATCTAAACTGTGTTCAATTTTTTCTAAAACCTTATCGTGAGTAAAGTATCCTGGATGTACAGTATTTGTTATACCGGCATCTAACCAATATAAGTGACTAGAATTAAATTTATCCATGAGTTTTGCGTCATGTAATAAAAAAACTTTAGACATCACTAAAGGATTATAATATTCTAATTTAGATTGAGTAGACTCTCTTAACCAACCTGCCAAGTTTTTCCAATTGTCATTATTACGAATGTTTTGTATGTGGTCAAAGTGTTCATTTTTAAACCATTCAACACCCCTTTCAATAAACTGTGTGTTTTCTTGAGTCCTTCTTTCAAATACAAATTCTTTTAGTTCTTTATCACCAAATATTATCATGTTATTCGGCATTTTTAGTAATTGGTCAAACTTATTTAAGTAATGCTCATAACTTCTTGACCACCCTTGTTCGAGCTCATCCCTTTTAATATTCCAAAGACCAGTAACTATAGTAATATTACTCATATTAAAAATTTAATTTTTCTTTGATGTTTTTATTTTTTATGTTTTCACAACTACCAAAATTCTTATAGAGTGGTGGAATATTCATTTGAGTTCTATTATCCCAATTATATGACTGAATGTAAAAATTATTATAGTTTCCTCCTGATACATCAGAGTAATAACTTTTTTGAAGACATAATGGTAAAATTGGACAGTAAGACTTAAATTTTGGTATTACGTTTCTCCATATGTAAGTATCAATAGCATAAAAGTATCTACCGTTTGGCATTGTTGTTCCAGTAATTGTTCTTATTGTATCAAAAACTTTTTTATTATATAATATACAATTTGTAGCATATATACCTTTATCCGCTGGGTCGTCACTAATTATTGTTAAATCATTCAAATATGGATGAGTGTGACTTTTAGATATTTTTCTGTTAAGTGTTGGTGAAAAATTTATATAATCAAAATCAAAATTAGTCGATTCTATTTTTTTAATTAAGTCATGTGCATATGGCATAAAATAACAATCATCTTCAATAACCATAATATCATCATACCCCCTCTCCTCAGCAATATCAAAAATTGCCAAATGTGAGTGTGTACATCCCACGTGACTATCTAAATCAATCCCTTCAAAAACCTCGTAGTCCCAACCCATATATTCCATTTCTTTTTTAATGGATTCTAGTCTTTCAGGTCTTTTTTTTAAATTAATTATAAATTTTGGAATTTCGTCTAATTTCACTTTCAAAAAAATTACAATAAAAAGGTTTATGTTCATTATGGAATACTTCCCTATACTTCTCGTCACCTTTTACATAATCAGGACTTTCTTCATGTCTCCATGTAGTAAAATCATCATAGACACAAGTTTCTTTTTTTTCTGAAAAAACAATCTCCATTATAATTTCTTCAGAGTATAAAACACCATCTGTTAGAATTGTATCTATTTTATTATTACACCCATCTATGAATTCATTCAATCTATTACTTTCACCCCCAAAAAAACCACCAATAGGGTGATATCTATTTTGATAGTTACTTTCAAAATACTTTTCATTTGGTTTTCCATGCGCGTAATACCTATGTCTGTCTCCACAAATAAAGTATGTTTTGTCATTAACCCTTTGTTTTAGTTGATTAAAAAAATCATCACTAAAAACATTTTTAGCATCGTTAAAATCACGAACATATTTTGAAGGGAACAAATGGTCACATATTAAACCTGCATCTATCCACCACAAATAGTCATCTTCATTAATGTGGTTCTTTAACCATTGTAATTTACCGTATTGTATGTGCAAACATCTATCACCCAAGTATCCGATTTGTTCTTTTAATGCCAATATTCTGTCACTAAATGTTTGTTCTGATAAATCAAAAGGTATCAATTCATATCTACTAAACTCTTCTTCGGTTAATTTATTGGTTAATACTTCAGTAACCTTTTCTATGTCTTCAGGTTTTATATATATCTTTTTTTGTTGGGTATTCCCCCCTAACGCCGCCAATCCTAAATAATATCTAGCTTTAAAGTAGGTGTGTCTACCCCCATATGGTGTGTTAAACAAATCCGTAAAAATTCCACTAATTATCATAATTTATTTTTTAAAATATCATATAATTTTATGTCAACTTGATTTTTCTCAGTAACAAAATCTATAAGTTTTTGAGGTGCATTGTAGTAAATCCCATGTTTCTTTTTATTATTATTATCTTCCGGTTTACCGTGTTTTGCTTTAATATTTTTACTCATGTCAATTGTTATATTTAAATCATTAAATGATTTTTGTAATCCATCATTAAAGTTATCAAAAAATGAAATTTTAATTTTTCCAGAGTTTTCTAATGCCAAATCTAAATTTTCACTTTCATATAAATCAGTGTACTTACCACCCGATAAAACACGAGTCATACAATTTTTTAGATATAAATTTTCATGTAATAGTAACCCTTTAGTCGGGTATTCTTTTGTTAAGATTTCATAAATCCAATCCCAATATTCGTCTGAAAATTTTTCATATTCCGTAGTATAAGAACCAAACTTTACAATATTACCTTTTAATATATTACAAAACTGTGCTATGTTTGAAATGGTTCTTTCTATTGGTTCTCGTAAAACTGTTAGATATTGGAAATTGTATTCGGGAAATAATTCACCTAAACCATAAGTTGTGTGTCCAAATAAAATTTTGGACTGTTGGAAGTGTGGACTATTTTTAAAATCTTCCACTAATGTTGGATTTCTGAAAATTCCTTCAATTAGGCAATGATTCCCATTTTTTCTTTGAGTTGAATTTTCATCGTGGATAAACCTAGAGTCATCAACTCCGAAAAAAGATAAAAAATAATTTCTTCTTATTTTTTTAAATTCATCATAAAAAAAATATTCCATCGCACCACCACCCGTTTTTGGTGTATGCAAAAAGACAACTTTATTCTCTTCTTTTATCATAAATTACCGGTAATTCTTTCACCCCACCCTTTTGATTCAGAGTGTGGCCATACTACCCAATATGCAGGTTTATTTGTGGTGTTGAATTCCCTCCATATTTTACAATAACCATCTGGGTCTCCTTTTAATCTTCTTATTTCGTCTTTATCTGCATCTTTTCTGAAAATTGTTTCATCGTTCTCGTTGTGAAATGCAACAGCCCAAAAATCATAATCCTGTTCAGGAACTTTTTCTAATCCTAAATCAATACAATGTTTAAATATCGTAAGAATACTATTGTCCCACTCTTCTTGTGTGTCAAACTCAGGATTAGGCGGGTATTTCTTATCTAAGGTGTATTGTTGTACCCCTCTTTTATTAAAACTAATACCCGCATACTTTTCATACTCTTCTAAAGTTCTAACGGTACCAAAACCATATTTACCTTCGTGACCTTCTTGGGTTTCACCATCCATACCAAATAATTTTCTATTTGTTAAATGTGATTTGTTGTTCTTATTTACCCAATCTTTGTCATCATCCCATTGTTTTGTTCTTCCCTTACGAGTATATTCATGCCATATTAAAACCTTATGTGGATGGAATAAATCATATCCGTGTGTAAACGCTCTTACGGCAATTGATATCTCTTCTCCGTGAAAATAATACTCAGGGTTATGTTGTACTTCATTTGAGAATTCACCCAAAGTAAAACAATAATGAGCCGAGTAAAATCTAGATGGAATTGGTTGTTCTAATTCTTGCCAACCAGGAATTGATTCAGGTAAAAAGAATATTGCACCTTCAGGTATAAATCTATCAAATGCCATTCTCCACGGCTCATTAACTCTTTTTTCTGGGTCATTTTCAGGGTCAAAAGATGAAACATATCCCGTTAATAAAGGTTTTGGTATTCCCATACCTTGTAATTGTTTTACCATACCAATCATCTCAACATCCCAATTTTTTTCAAATCTCATGTGTGAGTCAATCTGTAAAGTGTACATTTCACCATTATATAATTGCTGTACTTGATTTCGTGCCCAACAAACACCTAAACTATACTCATATAATACATCAACAATTCTAAATCTTTTATCTTCACGATAATTATCCAAATTATCAAACCCATCTTCAGGATGAAATTGTCTACAAATACCAAATCTTAAATTTTTTGGATTTTTGGCATTTTTAATCATGTCTTCAATTGTTGGAACTAATTGTGGGTCCCTATATGAAGCAATCTGAACAAAAATTGTTGGGGTTTTACTTCTCGCCATAATAAATAATCTTTACCTTAAATGTCTATTAAAAAACTTTAATGTAAAGTTATTATTTGTGTTTTTGTATGTATTTATAATTAAATGAAACTACTAAAAACCATACAAAGATTAGTAGAGGAGGCTGAAAATAATTACTACGAGACCTCCAAAAAAAGTATTGACCCAAAAGAAATTAAAGCAGCAGAAAAGGGTTATGAAGACTCATTAAAATTATTGGAAAACTTTAAAAAATTAACGAATCGTTAAATTTTAAATTTTTTGTCTGGTATTGCAACTCCTTTTTTATTAACGACATTTGCACATACTTCGTTAGCAAAATTAATAGACTGTGGTATGTTTTTAGTTTTAAGAAACTTTAAACTGAATGCTGCAACAAATGTATCACCAGCACCACTAACATCTATAGTGTCTTGTGGATTAGTACTCGAATAAACTTCATCACCATATTGAGCACCTCTTGGACCTAATGTTATAATAAATTTATCTTTATTTTCATCAACCAATACACGATTATTTTCATATTCACTTTCATTCAATTTAATAAAAGTAATGTTTTCAATTAATTCTTGGTTTAACTTTCTTTTACTATCAAGTATAGATACTTTAGCATTTTCCGATATTTCTCTTATTATATCATTAGTTAAATATCCTTTATCATAATCACTAATAATAACAACATCAGATTCTTTAATTGTTTTTCTTTGTTCTCTGGAAATATATGATAAAGTATCTATTGGTTGTAACTCTCCCTCATCAACTCTAATAAACATGTGGTTAGATTTTTTTTCAACAAATCTAATTTTTTCTATTTTTGTACTTTGTGACCAATGTAATACTTCAATGTCATCCATCAACGCATTTAAATTTGATACTACATTTCCCGCCATACCTTCATTTTCAGTTATTTCAACAGGATTTAAAACAGGCACTGGAGCCTCAGGCGATAATCTTTTAATTACACCGTAAACAAAACGGTCTATACATAATTCACCTATTACTAATGCTTTCATTTAAGATTTATTTATATGTGGAAATTTATCACTATTCGATTTAATATCTAAAAAATCACATAAATCTTTAATTTTGTTTTCTTTTAAATTCATGATGAATAGTTTATTTGTGTTTTTAAAATATTTTTTAACATCAATTATATGATTATTATAACTTTTTGTTAAATATTCTTTATTATAAGGGTCATGTTTAGGTGAACCCAGACCAAATGTTAGATAATCATATAACCAACCTTCATAAATGTATGTATTTTCACTCGGAGAATGATATATATTTGGGAATATTTTTTTGTGGAATCTTACTAAAGACTCAAACCATTCCTCATCACTATCTCTAACCGTTAAAATAAATTTAGAGTTTGGAAATGCAATGTCAAGAAATCTATACATATGAGGTAAAGAAAATGGTACGTCTTGGAACCAATTACATTTACCATATCTATTTTTTATCATATATTCAAATGTATGGTAATTTTTAGAATAATATGACTCTAAATTATGTGAAAATATATCATCATTAGGACCAATAAATTTATGATTTTTCATAAAAACATCTAATGATGATGTACCAGTTTTATTATAACCTATACAAAATATTTTCATTTTTTTAAAATTTTTGTGGTTGAGTAGTCACCAATTCTATCAAAGAATATAACTTCATTAGCGTATTGTGAACCAAAAACTTTTTTATTTTTATAATCGGAACCAACAATTAAGTAATCGGGTGACCATTTTCTAATTTCTTCTTCTAATTCAAAATCAGAACCAAATCCAACAACACTACCTACACCAATAATTCTACTTAAAAAATAACATCTATCAGACCAAATATTAAAAGGTCTTGTTTCACCTTTTAATTCTTTAACTCTACTATCATAATCTATTCCTACTCTAACTTCACCAATAGATGCGGCATACTCGAGCAATTCTAAATGTCCTCTATGAAGAACATCAAATGTACCATTAACCCACACTCTACTCATAATTTATTATATTTTATATAAACAATAATCATAACACAAATTATCATATCCATATTCTTCAGATAACCATAATTCAAAAGATTTAAATTCTTCTAGTGAATGTTCAATCCCTTCGTATAACCTATTTATTGAAATTCTAACTTTTACATTTGGAATGTCAATAATTTTAGGTAGTGTTTGTTTTATCATTTCAAAGTCAGACCACGTTCTACCATACATAAAAACCCAATCAACATTGTCTGTTATTTGGTTTATATAGATATCATGGTCAAAAAATAATTCTTTTATTTTTTTTTCTTGTTCTTTGGTTATAACACTTGTGAAATAATTTATGTGTTGTTGAGTATTCGTATATGCAAATTCTCTTTCTAGCATTGGGGAAGCAAACTCTCTAATATCTTCAAAATATTTTTCAAACGTTTCTAATTCTTGGTAATTACGTCTTAGGTTAGCATTAGTTATAATACTTGTCCCTTCCTTTCTAACCTCCTCGATTTTATATCTTGTGAATCTTGATGCCGAATTGTCTCTATATGTATAATCATATAGGTATCGTGGTAATACTAATATTTTTCCATATTCTTCTAATTGAGTACAAAATGCCAAATCATTGTAATGATTCTTCATCCACCAACCAGGATTATAATTAAAATCTTCAATATTTCTCCACGCTTTTAGAAATAAAGTCTTACCTGAGGATAACATATTCTTATCCTTAGAAATGTCAAAAAATTCAAAACAATTCCAACTGCCATCAACATTATATGAGACTGCACCCGATGATATCATTATAACATCAGGATATTTTGTAAAAAAATGATGATATACTTCTAATGTTTTTGGGGCTAATAAATCGTCACTACCTAATTCTACAATAATTTCAGCGTTTGGAGCTAAAGAGTGTGGATTCCAAAACATTTGTTTTTTTTCGGTTTGTTGTTTAAATTTAACTTTTTTGTCTTTAGATGCAATATCTAAGAGTATTTCACGAGAATTATCTGAAGAAAAATCTTCAGTAACAATCCATTCCCAATTTGTATATGTTTGTGATTTTATACACTCATAAATTGGGTGTATGTATTCCGCAGTATTATAGAAAGATGTTACAAATGTAAATTTCATATTATTCTTTTATAAATGAACCCCACACTACTTGTTTAAATTCATCATAATAGTAAGGTTTTAAATTATTTTCAATAATTGATGGTTTTATATTTTCATAAGATGATTCATAGTTTGTTGGCCAATCAATTTCATTTTTAATTCTGAAATACTCTTCTTCTGATTCAGCATAATCATGTAACATAATTACATCATTTATTTTCAAATATTTTGAAAATAAATTGAATTCCATCTCTTTGTTACCACCATCACATAAGAATAAAACCCTATCCGATGTATCTATAATGTTTTTAATTTTTAGAATTGAGTCGATACTAAAACAGTCATCTAAAATAAATTCTGTGTTTGGTATATCATGAATCTCTCTGTACGATAAATTAGTGTCCCAAGTAAAAATTTTGGCAGATTGTTTAATATGTTGTGATACCCAATAAGTAAATGCCCCCGTAAAAGTACCAATCTCAATTATGGTGTCAAATTCACCTAAAATTTTTGGAAAAATATTTACTATATTTTTACTTTGTGCCGTTCTAAAATAGTTTGGTCTACTAACCCATAAAAAATTGTTCATAATATTATCTTTTAGATTTGTTTAAGTCGTATGACGATTTGTTTTCACCTATATGATAACAAATTCTTTGTATATGTAAAAAAGATTTATATAATTTTGCAAATCGTACTGCAAATTCTAGTTCAAAAGACATTTCAGTTTCTTTAAATGTATCTAATTTTGATAGTTTTTTTACATCGTGGATTGCCGGTCTAAATCCAAAATGAGGCCAATTAGTAATCATAGTCCAACCACCCTCATTCATATAATTCATTTCTACTTCATCTAACATCAAAGCTTCATTTAAACCATGTTTATCCGAATAATACCACTCCCAAAAATTACCAATAATTTGTGGTGTAAAAAATTCATTCGGAAATATCTTTTTCTCCCATGAAAATCCAATAAGAGCAATATCAACATGTTCTGATAAAACAGAAACTGCATCCATTATTGAAAAATAATTAATAAATTTCCAATCATCTTCAATATGAAAACAATAATCAAAATGTTCACATTCTATAACATATTTCCATATTTTCATAATTTCCATATGTCTTTGATTTGACTCAAATGAGTTTTCATTAAAATAATGTTTTGTGTATTTTGTATTTGGAAACAAATTACTGAAACATTCTTCCATTTGTGCTCTATCTTCATTAGAAGATGAATCATCAAAATGAATTATTTCATCAATAACTTGAAAATCTGTGCAATATTTTTTTAGACTATTTATTGTCTCTAAAAAAAAATCTAATCTTTTACAAGTTGTTATTGATAAACATGTTTTCATAATCAATCAAATTCCACATTAGAGTAAGAAGTATCAATATCTTCTGAAAATAGTAATTCATCGTTTTCATAAATCTTCATATGGGTAACACCGGAAGTTACAGGGTTATAGGTCCAAGAACCTTTACCTGAAACATTTTGGGTTATTTCTTGTACGACATTATATCCTGAAAATAATTTTATATATCTATTTTTTTCTTGAGTTACATAGTTGTACGTTAATACAATATATTCGCCAGTGTCTTCAAACACGTCATCAGATTTACGTCTAACTTTGTAAAATTTTGTCGTTGTTCCTTTATATTTTTCATCAATATTACTCATTGATGTTTCTGTATTCCAAAAGGTGTCCGGAAAATCTACCCTTTGTTCTATTGATGGTTTTATCATTAAAGATTCAAAACCACCTTTTTCAAAATTATCATAAAGATATTCCTCAACATTCATAAATTTTTTGCTACCAAATTTTTCATATAGATAATCTTGGTAATCTTTTTCAGATTTTATTGTTTTTACATTTTTTAAAAATAAATCTATATTACAGAAAAAGTAATGAAAAGAAAAATCAGAAGAATTAGTATAATGATTAACATAGAATAGACCCTCTTTACCGTTTTCTTGTAACATTAACGGCACATTGTTTACGAAATTCATTGCCTCAGAACCATGTATTGCATCAATTTCAAACCTTTGGAAGTAATCGTACCCTAATGATTTTGCCAATTTTAGTGAATCGAAAATATTTATCATAACTGAAAGTCCATGTCTTTGTAGTCCATCTGTAACTTCATTAATTCTAAATCCATTCATATGTTTCCATAACACAATACTTGATACGTTATCATATTCATCATTGAAAAGTGTGTTGCTGTTATTGTATATACAATATTTGGCTTTTTTTTGAATGTATTCAGGAATTGTAGTATTACTAATTAATAATACTTCATGATTATTTGAATTTAGTAAATCTAAAAAATTAGATAGTTTGTTCTCAACAAATTCATTATGAATAAAACTATCAATAATTGTTAATGTTTTCATTTTATCTTTTTTATAATTTTTAATTATTATTTCTTTTGATTCATTATGTAGTCTTTTTTTTTCATCGGGTGATAATTTAGTTAATAAACCTTCACCATTATCTCTATACACACCACCAGGTGGAAACTCTTCACATTTGAATTTCCCGTGTTTACATAATTCAAAATTTACCGCATAATCCAAAAAAGTAACTTCTTTCATCCAAGGCTTAAATAAATTTGGTATTTTTCTAAAAGTCCTTCCAAAGGATATATAATTTTCTTCAAATAAATCCTCTAATTTTATATCTAATTTCCAAGATGTCATAAAGTCTCTAATGTTTTCTGGTAACATTTTCACATGATAATCCTCATACCTCCAATATGATGTACAATGACCAACATATTCAGGATTGTTATCTAAAAATTCAACCTGTCGTTGTAATTTTTTTTCATCAGTAAAGAAATCATCTCCATCAATATATGATACATAAAGACCTCTAGTTTGATTGTATAAAAATTCAATATTTTTATGATAACCCCAATTTTCAGTTGCAGTAAAATATCTTAAATTTTTATTATAAACACTTATTCTTTCAATTAGTTCTGCACTACCATCTTGTGAAAAGTCATCACGAACTAAAACTTCAAATGGAAAATCAGTTTGTTGCCATAAAACAGAGTAGATACATTGTTGAATGTTTTTTGCAAATTTATACGCGGGAATGATAACACTAACTTTTGGACGTTGACTCATTTGATTAATTTTTTTACTGGTACACCTACATAAGTTCCTGATTCATCAATATCATTTACGACACATCCTAAAGCACCAATAGTTACATTTGAAGTTACATTACACTTCTCAATTATAACTGAATTAGTTCCCATATATACATTATCACCAATTGTTACATTACCTGACACAATTGACCCTGGCATCATACTAAAATAGTTACCTATACGACAATCATGTCCTATTTGATTACCTCTATTTAATATTGAGTGTTTACCTAATATTACATTAGTTGTTATTATAGATGACATACCAATGAATGAACCTACACCAATTCGTATTCGTTTATCTAAAATATTCGCACTTGGGTGTATATAGGTAATGTATTTGGTATCTAAGGGAAATTTAGATACTATTTTTTTTCTATCTAATGGATTTGAAACGCCAATTAGTATTTCATATCTTTTATGGTCAAATTCTGAAAAAGGTAATATGTTAGGTTCCATTGATGAATCATAATATAAGTCATCAATGAAAAAAGTTTCAATACCTGTTTGATATGAAACTTCTTTTGCGTGGCCTCCATATCCAAAAATTGATGGTATCATTGTTTATATATTTCATATTTTGATAAATCAGGATACGGTAATTCTAAATCCTCATTTTGTTTTTTAGTGCCGTCTAAATTATAGAATTGATTCATTAATAATAAACCTCTTGCTGCTAGTTCGGGCATCATATAAAAATTCCATCCTAACATATCAAAATAATCATCATGGTATGAACACTCTCTTCTACCACTATATCGAGCTCTTTTGAACCAGTGGTAAGCGTCTAATGAATCTGTTAGTATTGCACCACCTTTAGATAGTTTAAAGTGTTTATATGGGCCAGTAAATGAAATACACATATGAGTATTAGTGATATACATATCAGAAGTAAACCTTAATGCTGAGTCCCAAACGTTTGAGCCAATTAGTTGGTATGCACCTTTTATTGTTCTACCTTCTACAGGACTAAAATCAACCTTTAGACCTGCATGTATAATCTCACAAGGAACACTTGGATATGTTCTTGATGGTATTGTTATTGTATTACCACTAATCGATTTTTTTACATTTTTTTCATAGTAAAGTGCTAAAAATAATGCATTACTCATATTATCTAAAGTAACAACATAGGGAGCACCTGTGTATTCCCCTAGTTTCTTTTCAAAATCATCTGTTATAGTGTAAACACCTTGTGACATTATTTAGTTAGTATTATACCATGTTTTATTGTTTCATCTTTTAGTTCCGCACTGTACATTGTAGTTTGGTAAATCTGATAATTAAAACCGTTTGAAGTTAACTTGTCTAAAATTGGTTTTATTTCATTATTTTCATTCATGTGAAATTCAATCATAAATTTATCAATTCTACTCATGTACTCATCAGGAATATTTGGTATCAAATCATACTCACCACCTTCAATATCACACTTTAATAAAGAAAGTCTATCTAAATTATTTTCTTCAAAAATTTCTTTTATTGTTATTGTTTCTAATTCAATTTCATTAGTTAATGAATCGTATTCAGGAGTATCCGTACTTGCATATGTTGAACCAATTGTTGAGTTTGCTGTGGAATACCTAAAGTTTACTTTTGTTTTTTCACTATATAATGGTGCTAAATAAACTTTAGAACGTTCCAAATCATCATCCAACATCATATCAATTTGATGACCAACAAATGGGTTAGCCTCCACTAATATACATTTATTTGCTCTTTTCCAATACATGTATTTAGAAAATAAACCAATATTTGCACCAATATCTAACACAACATCCATATCTGTTAATGCAAAATCTCTATAGATATCATCTACAAAGAATTCATTATAATTACGATAACTACAATCAAATGGGTCATAGTTGAATTTTGGGTAATCATGTAAAATGTCATTAACTATTAGGTCTTTTTTGAACATAAAGTTATTTTGGTTGTCATAGAATTCTATTTGGAATCCTCTAAATCGTGGATTACGATGAAAATACATGACAAATGTAGGTATTGGTACAATAAACCAAGTCATTGGTTCATCCAACTTAAACGGCATCCAATACATAGGACTACCCGATGATATATCTTTGAATGATATTTTCCAATCAATAGGTTCTGAACCTGAATATTGGATTAGAATTTTATTATCCGCATGTTCGAACCATACATCGATATTATTTGATTTTTCTTCCATATTAAATATTTTTATTAAGTTTGTTGAGTCTACATTTATATCGCCAGTCAAGAATGTGATATTCTCGTAATCACTATATTTTCCACAGTAAACATCTAAATCAAACATCATCATTGGCATTTGATATTCTAACGCTTCCTTTATAGCAATTGGGTTTAATTCTTTATTATTTCTATCTCCTTTTGACGCGAAGAAAAATAAATCACTAGCCTCTAAGAAGTCATATACATCATTCCTTTCTCCCCATATAACACAGTTTTCAGGTTTATTATCCATAAGTGGTTGCCAATAGTCTTGGAAATTTCCCGCTTGGTTACCTAAGAAATGAAATTTTATTTTATAATCTTTTAATCTTTCAGCAATTTCAAAAAGATATTTTTGATTTTTTCTTGGTGTAAAAAGACCAACATTTACAACGTGTTTCCAATCTGATTCAAGACCTAATTTGCGTTTCATTTCTTCGGCTCTTTTTATTTTAACATCAACAGGGTATTCTACAATATCATAAGGGATATCATACATTGAATATCTAAATGCGTTGAATGCAGAAACGAATATAAACTTATCAGGAAACCATCTTTTTAGATGGACCGGAAATGAAGAATCATGAGTAGTTTCAAATATCTTATAAGTCCTATCTTTTTTATATATAATAGATGTTATATGTTCATCCATAAAAAACTCAGGAATTTCCTCCATAGATACAACATCAGGTTGAAACTCTTCAATGATTCTAATTAGTTCAAACTTATCGTTACCTAAAATTCTAAGTTTATCATTACCTATAGATTCAATAATTCTATCTTTTTGAACTCTAAAAATTGGAGCAATGTCAGAATATTCAACACAAATAATATCATAAGTGTCTTTTAGTAATTCAATTTTATTTGCACTTACTTGAGGTAATCCTCCTGTTGATAAGTGTGGTGTTATTACTAATATTTTTTTCATATTAAATCTTATTAATAATATAATCTTCTGTAACTATATAATCAACAGAATCGTCTAATAGATGTTTGAGTACTTGATGTATATAGTTATTAATTGGTTCTCCATGTGCATTGAATGATGTATTTAATACTACCGGAACACCCGATAATTTAGAATATTCTTCAATTATACGGTGAAATGTTGGATTTTTTTCTTTTATAACATTTTGTGGTCTAGCAGTACCATCTTCTTTGTGTACTACAGCAGGAATTTTATCTAACCATTCTTCTCTTGTATTATAACATAATGTCATAAATTCTGCACTGTAAAGAGACTTATCAGCATAAAATACTTCATTTAACCTTTCAGATAAAACCGCAGGTGCAAATGGCATAATCTCAGTTCTCCTTAATTTTTCATTTAATTTTTTATGAGTATCAGGGTCTGTCGGTCTAACAACAATAGAGCGATTACCTAGTGCTCTTGGCCCATACTCAGTTGCACCCATAAAAACACCAACAACATTACCTCCATGTATTAGTTCCGCAACTCTCTCATAAGTCATGGGTTCATACTTTAATTTATGATTATATTTTGCCATTTGATATAACCAATCTGTGGAAGTGTATGAATTACCAAAAAAGACATTATCTAACCTTAATGGTTTTTCAACTTCTCCAAGTTCGTTTGCCTTACATAGTGCAGCTCCTAAAGCTAACCCACCATCACCCATTGATGGGTGGATGTATATGTTATCAAAATACCCTAACTCATTAATAAATTGGTTTAGTTTTACATTAGCAAATAATCCACCCGAAAATGTTATGTTTCTATATTCGGGGTATTTTTTATGAATATCTTTCAATAATAATCCCATCATTTCTTCGGTGAATACTTGCAGTGTATAAGCTGTATCACATCTATTTTCATATGATTTGAAAAAGTTTTCAGTCCACATCATATGGTTAAATATATAATCAAATAATGCTTCAAAGTTAGAAGGTCCAAATGACAAATCACCATTATATTTAAAAGAATTTTTTAGGTGTTTATAAACTCTTTCATTGAATTTACCGTGAGGTGCTAACCCAACAACTTTACCCTCATCTTTTAACATTGTCCATCCAAACAACATTGTGAATCTACCCCATAAACCAGCTAGCGACGCGGTTTGAGGTATTAAAGTTGAGTGTACTTCTTCATACTCGCCATTATCACATAAATAAATTTTACCACGACTTCTGTTACCTTGCCCATCATGACTTAAAGCTATTGTTTTACCTTCAAATCCTGAAGTAAAATATGCACCTAAAGCGTGACATTTATGATGAGAATAACTTGAGGTTTTTTCTTTTTGATTTACAGCCATCTCTTCTTCCATTATAAAATGTCTTGGATTTGCAAACACAATGTGGTCGGCAGTATCAAAATCAATATTAAATTTATTCTTTATAAATTCTAATCCTTTTTGTGGTTTTTGCCATGTTGTCCAAATTGCCTTTATTCCTGTAAATTTTTCTTCTTCCATGGCAAACAAAACTTTACCATCTTTAACTAAGGCAACTGAAGAGTCATGACCTCCAAAATGTATTCCTATTATAGTACTCATAAGTTCATTATATCATTAAAAATTTCTTCAGAAGATAGACCTAACCAGTCTTTTTTATGTTGACTAGACGCGTAAGGTGTAGTGTGGTTAGAGTATACCCCTTGTGATGCACCCCATTCACCAAGTGGTGTTTTTAGAATATGAAATTTACCAATATCATATGACGCATAAAAATCTAACGGTTCAAACCAATTTAAATTTGCATCTTTAGTAAAGATTACATTACTGTCGGGAAAATCAATTAATAATCTATCTGCAAATCTTGATTGGACAGTAACATTAGACTGGTTTTCTTTCATAAATTTAATCGCTTGTTGAGCCCAAATTTTTGTTTCATTATATGAATCGGTGGTAAATCTTAACAATACATTTTCATTTGTATCGTTATATGTGTGGTCAACTAATGGTACAATCTCATCATTTATCATACCTAAAATTTTTACCCTAAATTTGTTTCTAGTTTGTTTTGCAAAATAGTTATACCAAGTAAATGGTCTCATACATGTATATTGTACAAGAGACCAATCACCAGCAAAAGATTCATATATTTCTAAAAGATACCATTCTATTTCTTCTGACCATATGTGAATCATTGGTCCTCTACAAAACGATAGATGATGGTTTATTTTACTAAAATTATTCATTCTATATTAAATTATTCTCTAATAATTGGTTTATTACCATTTTTGGTGAAATTTTTCTACTACACTCCCATCTTTTATTTTCAGGACAAAAGTCAGATAAAAATTGAGCGAATTTATCACAATGTTGATTTGAGTTCCAACAACCGTGACAAACATCTTCATTTATTATTCTAATATTATCCTCTTGGAATTCATTCCATTTATGTGTAATACCCGAAATCATAACAACTTTTTTATTACAACCCCAAGCTAACCACGCAAGTGCTGATGATACACCAATGAAGAACTCACAATGATTAAGATACCAAATACGGTCTAGAAGGGAATAATTACCATTTCTTTTAGTGATATTTTTTAAATCACTTTTTTCTTTTGAAATAGAAACGACTTCAAATCCTCTTAGTTTTAGCTCATCAACTAAAGTCTGCCATCCAACTTTATTACTCCACATTTTAAGTTTACCTGATGCAAATTCTGAAATACAAACATATTTTTTTTCTATTGGTCTAACTTCATTTTCTACGATAAATTTAGGTCTAAGTTCTTTATGTTCTAAACCTAAAATATCTGATGCCATTTTTTGTAATGGTTGTAATGCAGGATGGTTTGGAGTCTCATCAGATTTATGTATTTTAGCAAAAGGATAATAATTTAATTTACCTTTAGTTTTGTCTATAAAAGTTCTAAACTCTTTAACTTCACTATCACTAAAACCATAAGCTATTTTATAACTAGCATAGTATTGTGGGTCGTTCAATTGTGTGGTATATGTTTTCTGAAATTTTATTTCGGGATATGATTTTTCAAATAGGTCAGGAAAAAAAGTTTGAACGGTTACATTACAATTGTGTTTTTTTCTAAATTCCTCACAATACGGAATCCATGAAATGTTATCACCCAAAGGTTTGTTCTCAATTACAATTAATACCTCCTTACCATTTAAATTCATTACCTCTTCATGTACTATACCAACATTATTTTGCATAATAACTACTTTCCAATTAGCAAAATATTTTAGATTAGGTTTAGTCCAATAGTTTACACCTAATGTTGTTGAGTGTATTAGTTTATTTGTATCGTTATCTAAAAAAATAACCTCATAGGAATAATCATCACCATACTCTTTTCCTTCTTCACCAATAATTTCAACGAATGCTCCATTATAAAATTGAACATTAAATTTAATATTATTATCCATAAATTTTTAAAACAGCATTTAGTACTTTATCAACTGATGGGTGACATTCATATGTTGGTTTATTTTCTAAACATCTAATCAAAGGTGGTACTCCCTGAATTGACCCCCACTCTTCAATTCCATACTTCATTTTTGAACCACAGAATATATCGCAACCACCCATAACGTGTTGGTATTTGTATTCTTGTGAGTTATGTCTGTATGGTGCTCTAAAATATGGTTTTATTGATGACCCCAATTGAATTATATTGGCATCGGTTGTTCCTGCTAAGTGTAATAATCCTGAGTCCATAGTTACAAAACATTCGGATTTCTCAATTACATGCCACGCTTGGGATATGTCGGTTTTATTCATAAGATTCAAGCCTAATGGAATTTCAAAATTCAATACAGGTTTATCAATGTTCCAAAAACCAACCTCACTTGAGTCCTTACCTATTGAGACAACCGCAATACCCCTATCGTTTAATTCTTTTGTTAGTCTCATCCAATTTTCGGCTGACCAAGTACGAGAGTCCCAGTTAGCAACAGGATGTATCAGTACATATTTTTCAGGAAGACCTTCAATAGGTTTAAATTCGTCAGGGTAATATTCACAACCAAGTTCATGGGGTTCTAATTGAAATCCTAATTTAATCGCATGGAATTGTCTAATATCAATATGATTGTGTTTGTCCTGAACACCCTTGTCACTTTGTTTACCAATGTTATAAAATGAATTATGTACCACAAAATTATCTTTCAAATAAGACATATTGATACCATTAGATGGGTAGTTTTTATCAACCCAGGGATTGTTTCTAAAAATTTCAGGAAACTTAGATATTACATTAATTTTTTGTTCGTATTCTTCAGCCAGTTTTCTTAAGGTTGGTGTTGAGCATATACAATCACCAATAGCCCTCACTTCTGATAGGTCATAATAGACAGCATCACCAACTGTGATAGGGTCCACATCCCAAATATGTTGATTTTCTGTGTAGTAATATTTTCTCATTATTTTTTAAAATATAAAAATACTTGATAGTTTTTATATCATCAATAGTTAATTTAGATAATTTAAATAATCCATTATACCATCTTCTAATTGGTATTTAGGTTCCCATCCTTTCATCCAATTGTTTTTATCACTACAAGTATAAAATTGATAACCTTTAGGTATTAATGATTCGGGATGATATTCATACTCTATATCCATAAGGTCTAGTATGTCCTCAAATAATCGAGCATTGCCACAACCAACATCGTAAAATTTACCACTTAACGTATTGTAGTTTTTTATTGCATGTAAATTTGCGTTGATTACATCTTTAACATATACAAAATCTCTCTTTGGTTTTAATGGAAACAATTTAATATTTTCATTATTTTTAAATTTTTGAAACATCTGGTAAGCAACGGACGCCATTTTTCCTTTATTTTCCTCACCCGGTCCATAGACATTAAAATACCTTAAAGCTATTCCGCCATTTAATCTTACATAATCCTCGGCAATATATTTACTCCAACCATATAAGTTAGATGGATATCTATTATTGATTCCATAATTTGCTGCAGATGATGAATATATTAACGGTTTATTGTTTTTGTTACACCAATCTGCAATAATTTTAGTTGATTCATAATTTCTAACCATCATATAATTAACGTCCTGTTCTAAAGTATCCGAACAAGCCCCTACATGAAATACTGCATCATAATTAAGACTATCAAGTGTTAATAATAATTTTTCTTCCCAATTTTCGTGTAACAAGTAAGAATCATCAAAACCATGAGTTAAATATCCCAATCGGTTTAACTCTTTCATAAGATTTAAACCTATAAACCCTCTTGTTCCTGTAACTATAACTTTTTCCATATACCTGTTATTTTGTATGTATTTTTCCACATATATTTTTATTATATAAAGTAATTATTATCCCTGATATGTCAACAAAGAAAAATATTACATTAGGTAAAAATGTTACAATAATAGAACCTGTTAATATGTATGGATGTACATTAGGTGACAATGTTAAGATTGGACCTTTTGTTGAAATACAATCAGATGTAATTATTGGTAATGATACAACAATTAGTTCTCACAGTTTTATACCATCAGGTGTTAAAATTGGGAATGGTACATTCATAGCACACGGTGTTATGTTCACAAACGATTTGTTTGACTCTAAAGATATAAAATCATGGGAAATGAAAAGAACAATCATTGGCAGTAATTGTAGAATTGGCTCAAATGTTACTTTACTTCCTGTTGAGATTGGTAATAATGTTATTATTGGTGCAGGCTCTGTCGTGACAAAAGATGTACCATCTAATTCAATTGTTTATGGAAATCCAGCCAAAATCAAATAAAATCTGTCTCATTGGTTACGGATATTGGGGTAAGATTATACATAAGAATCTAACACAGTTAGGTTATGACAATATTAAAATAATTGATGTTGTTTTAGATAACTTTAATGAACTAACTGATGAATATGATTTTTATTTTGTTATAACCCCTTTCACATCACACTATGATATTTTATTACAATTATCAAAATACACTAATAAAAAAATATGGTGTGAAAAACCATTAGTTGCCAGTCATTGGGAAGCCACTAAGATATATAATCTAATGGAAAAAAATAATAATCTTTTATTTGTCGATTGGGTTTATACCTTTAATGATTGTGTAAAAAGGATTAAAGAAATTATTAATAATAAAAAAGTTAAACAAATAATTTTAAATAGAACTAATGATGGACCCGCAAGACATGATACAAATTCAATTTTTGACTTGTCTTCTCATGATTTATCTATATTAACATATGTTTTTGAAATGGATTTTGATTTTATATTTAAAGAATTTTCACTTAAAACACATGAAAAGTTTGGGTCAAATATTAGCTGGTTTTATGAAGACGGACTACAAGTTATCATAAATTCATCTTGGCAACACAAAACTAAAAATAGAATTTCATTGTTTATTACAGAAGATGATGAGATAATTGTTTTTGATGACATTAAAAAACAAATTATAACAAATGATGGTGTTGAGAATTTTTCCGACTATCCAAGTCCTATACATAACGCATTGAATTATTTTTTTAATGAATTATCTTTTTTAGAAAACAAAAATATAACACTAAAAGTTACTAAAAGTTTAGAAAATGCATTTTAATTATTTGGGAGGACAATGGTCCACAGTTAGAGATGAAGTTTTAAAGGAAATCGATGAAATGGGTTATAAGGGTGACTATATTGGTAGTCCCAAAGTAGAATTATTTGAAAATAAATTCTCAAAATATTTTAAGTCTGATTATGCTGTTGGAGTATCAAATGGTACTGATGGGTTAAAACTAGCCTTACAGGTTTTAGATTTATCTACTTTAGATTTAGTTATAATACCAAACAATACATTCATTGCCGATTATTTGGCGGTACGAAATTTACCAGGTGAAAAACCTGAAACAATGTTTATTGACCATGATGAGTACTTTACAATAAATTTAAATGATTTGGAAACATTTCTTTCAAATAATCGTGAAAAATACCGAAAGGTAGTTGTTATGGCGGTTCATTTATATGGACACCCATGTAATTTAGATAGATTGAATGAACTAAAGAAAAAATACGATTTTGTTTATATTGAGGATTGTTCTCAATCTCATGGTACAATATTCAAAGGGAGATATGTTGGGAATGATGGTATAATGTCAGTATATTCATTGTATCCTGGTAAGAATTTGGGTGCCATTGGCGATGCAGGTATCATAACAACAAACGATGAAACAATCTATAAAAGATTAAAATCCCTAAGAAACTATGGTTCAAGTATTAAATACCATTATGATGAATTAGGACATAATCACAGACTCGATACAATTCAAGCAATTGTATTATCACACAAATTAGACTATTTGAGACGGTGGAATGATAAAAAGAATATAGTTGCAGATAGGTATTACAACGAAATAAATAACGAAAAAGTAATTTTACCACAAAAGGCATCATATTGTTCATACCACTCATACCACATTTTTCATTTGGTTGTGTCAGATAGAGAGTCGTTTATGAACCATATGAATTCTAACGGTATTCCAACCATTATTCATTACCCATACGCAATTTCACAGACAAAAATTTACGATAATGAATTACTAATTAGTTCAAAAAACTCCATAGATTTTGCCAATAAAATTGTATCAATACCTATACATCCGTTTTTAGAAGAAAAAGAAGTTGATGAAATTATTAAAACAATTAATAAGTACTAATATGAAAATAACACAAGTAACACCCGGTCTTATATCTATACCCCCGAAAGGATGGGGAGCAATAGAAAAAGTAATTTGGAATTATAAATTAGAATTTGAAAAATTAGGTCATACATGTAGTATAGATTACTTAGATGACATTAAAACTGATGAGGTTGATATTGTTCATATTCACGTTGCAAATTTAGCTATAATGGCCCAAGAAAGAGGTATACCTTATATATTTTCCTTACATGACCATCATGTTGTAAGACACGGTAAAGATTCACATGTATATAATGAAAATCTAAAAGCAATAAAAGGTTCAATTATCTCTTTTACACACGCGGAATTTTTAGTGGATTATTTTGAAGAGACTGATAAATTGTTTTATCTAAGTCACGGAGTTGATACTTCATTTTTTACACCTAATTCCGAACCTCAAAACACGTCAGGTCATAAGTTATTATGTGTTGCAAACAATGGATATGCCGATGACCAAACATACGATAGAAAAGGATTTAGATACGCAATAGAAGCCGCTAAGGAATTAGATTTACCAATCACTATAGTTGGTCCTGAAAATAACAAAAATTTTCTAAACGCAAATCCTGATTTATTAGATTACAATAAACTTTCTTTAATAACTAATAATCCCAACGATGAAGAACTTGTTGACATATATAAAAATCACACAATATTTCTACACCCATCGGAGTTAGAAGCTGGTCATCCGAACTTAACTTTATTAGAATCAATATCATGCTCCTTACCAATTGTTGGTTGTTATGGTGGTTATAAACCAATCAAATCAATAGTTCAAATAGATAGAAATACTGAAAGTGTAAAAAATGGTATTATACAAGTTATTGAAAATTATAATGATTATTGGACTAATACAATAGACGATAGAGTTAATTTTGATTGGTCAGTTATAGTAAAAAGACTTGAATTGATGTATGATTCTGTAATCCAAATAAAAAAACCATACACCTCTGAAATAACAAAATCATTATATATTAAAAATTTTGAAGGTAATATTGAGAACCAATATGAAATTAATATAACTTATTTACAAGGAGCTAAAGTTGAAATTGTTGGGGATGGTGAAGACGAATTTGAAATTAAGTTTTATAATAGAAAAACATCTGAATTGGTTTATAAAACATCATTAAAACCAAATCATTGGTGTAAACCATCTATAGAATTTTTTATTGATTGGAGAATTGAAGTTTACTCTAAAGGAAAATTAATAATATCTGAAAATTTAGACTTTACAAATAAACGAGTCTATATTCATATTGATTCATCATCTTTAGGTGACAACATCGCATGGATGCCATATATTGAAGAATTTAGAAAAAAACATAATTGTCATGTTATAGTTTCAACTTTTAAAAACTTTCTATTTGAAAATGAATATCCTGAATTGGAATTTATAGAGCCAGGAATTACAGTAGATAATTTAGCAGGAATGTACAAGGTTGGTTGGTTTTACAATAAAAATATGGAACCTAAACTGCCGAATACTGTTAATTTACAAGAACAGGCTTGTTTGATTTTGGGTTTGGATTATTATGAAGTTAGAACAAAAATTAATTTTATTCCAAAAGATAGACCCTACGATGAAAAATATATAACAATTGCCACAGCATCTACAGCAGGTTGTAAATTATGGAACTATGAAAATGGATGGGTTGAGTTAACTGAAATGTTAAAATCAAAAGGATACCGTGTTGTAAATATATCTAAAGAGGGTAATGATGTACCAAATGCAGAAACATTAGAAGACATTTCTTTAGAAAACACTATGAATGTAATTGCACATAGTGAGTTTTTAATTGGACTATCGAGTGGATTATCATGGTTATCATGGGCTATGGGTAAACATGTTGTGATGATTTCAAACTTTACTGAAGATGACCATGAATTCTCAAATAATTGTACAAGAATTACCAATAAATCAGTTTGTCACGGTTGTTGGAATAACCCTATGTTTTTATTTGATAGAGGAGATTGGTATTGGTGTCCTGAACACAAGGGAAGTGATAGACAATTTGAATGTCATAAATCAATTACACCAACTATGGTTATAAACCAAATAGAACATTTATTATGAAAATAGAAGTATCAATAGGGGAAATTGTTGATAAACTATCTATTCTCCAAATTAAAAAAGAAGAAGTTAAAGATGAATCTAAATTACTTAATATAAGTAAAGAATATGAATATCTTTATGATATTGTTTTTAAAGATATGAATATACAGTTATCAGATTTTTTAGAACTATTATCTGTAAATAAAAAATTATGGATTATAGAAGATGATATTCGTAACAAAGAACGAAATAATGAATTTGATGATGTCTTTATTGAATTGGCTCGAGCCGTGTATGTAACTAACGATGAAAGAGCTGAGGTTAAGAAAAAGATTAACTTAAAATACGGTTCTGAGTTTGTGGAAGAAAAATCTTATAATCCTTATTAAATTTAGAAGTCTCAGTCTTAGTGTAAAGGGGTACCATACAGGTACCTTTTTCTTTTGTACCTTCAATATAATTAGTTTCATACTGAACAGGAAATCTTTCAACATTATAATCACTTTGTTCTTTATGAAAATTTTCCCAATGAAAGTATGAAAATTTACCACCCACTCTTAACTTTTGTTCTACAACATTAAAGAAGTCTTCAGGAACATCTAAATAGGTATCAAAAAAAATACAATCAAATTTGTCTAATGAAAGTATTACATTTTGCCAAAAATCAGGTATTAATTTTATATTATCTTTATACTCATACTGAGTCATAAAATAATTTAATACTTGAGGGTGACATTCAATAAGAGTATGAGATTTTGGATTATTTTCTTGTATTAAAGTTGTTGATATACCCATACCAAAACCTATTTCCAACACATCTTTACCTTTTACATTAAGTAATTCAATGTGTTTTTGAATGATGGGATATTCCCATCGTTCCATAACCATACCAGTACTTTTTCTACTCTTTGATTTAAATTTTTTAATAACCAAATAGTCGTCATGAAATTCTAATTCTTGACGAGTAAAAGCTATGTTTTTTACATGTACGGGTAATTTTATCATTATGCTGCAGTGATACCTAATTGATTAAGTAACCAAGTTTTTACATAAGTATTATCTTGTCCCCAATTTTCATAATCAGTACCACTCATAACTTTATATCCTCTAGCAATTGTTAATTTATTAGCACTATCGATAAGAGCATAATTAACATTACACTGACTATCCATAATATTAAAACCACCAACTTCAATTAAAATTTTATCGGCAGTACCTAAAGGTCCGCAACTTGTTGATTGTATGTTATATGTATTATTCATATTTTTTTTATTTATAAATATAGTTTATGAAAAGTAAAATTCCATAGAAAATCCAGAGCCTCCATTTGTTGGTGTACTACCCCAATCACTGGTGGTGACATAATTATCTTGATTTGTTGTACCATTTAAACCAGTGTTATTATATACGTTATTACCGTTTACAAATACACTTAAGTCATAAGTGGCTACTCCATTACACGATACGGCACCTTTTACCCACATGTAATAGACATTAAAAGTATCACTATTATCTTTTATTTGAGAGTAAGTACCCCCATTTTCAACAGCATTTCCATCTAGTGCACATAAAGGAACCGAACTTGCGTCATTATAATCAATCATTTGCATATCAGTATTAACATCGTTTGGTGGGTCAAATCTACCTGCAGGTCCAATATTGTTTTCTATGTACAATTCAACATAATAATTTGTTTGGTCCATGTGTCCATAAAAATTTTTATAGTAACCCATCTTATAGTTTGTCGTTGAACCCGCAGCGGATGCTCCGTTGTTAACAGGATTATACAAAATATCTTGTTGAACACCTGATTTTAATGCACTACCAAAAAAATCAACCGTATTATCTCCTTGAGGTGGGGGACCGCTTGGCCATGCATATAAACCATAATTACCTAATGATACATTTGGACTACCATAAGTTCCACCAGCAATAGTTTCATCATAAACCCCTTGTAAATTAACATTAGTACTACCTAAAGGCATATTACTTATTCTTTAATTTGTTTATTTCCTCATTTAACTCTTGAATTGATTTAATCAAGATTGGAATCAATTTATCATAAGATAATGTTTTAAATGTCTCTAACTCACCTGTGTATAATAATGGTTTTTCTTTCACTAAGATTGGTAGTATCTTTTCTACCTCTTGAGCTATCAAACCATAATCTTTCTTATCGTTTTCTTCTTTGTGTTTCCAATCGTAAGATACCGGTCTTAATTTCAAAATAGTATCTAAACCTAATTCTAAGCTTTCAATGTTATCCTTCAATCTTTCGTCTGATGCTGTTGTTGAGAATGCTATGATATCACCTGTTGCGTGGAAGTCACCATCAGTACCATTCAATCTGAACAGGTATTCTCTAACACCACCCAACGCTAATGATACTTCATTAGCTGAAGACCTATAGAAACCAGTGTCTGTGTCACCACCGAATGAGAATGCCGGTGCAGCTGCGTTACCTGTTGCTGTACGCATCACACCTGTATTACTTGTGAGGTTATTTGAAGAATCTGTCCATGCTCCAACTGATGTTACCGTTGAACCGTTTACAGTTTTTACTAAGTAGTCAGGATAGTTTCCAAATACACCACCACTAATACCACTTGTACCTGAAGATGGTGTTACACCTGAAGAACCACTTGTTCCTGATGTTCCTGAAGTACCTGATGTTGTAGATGCTCCTGAAGTTCCTGCGTTTCCACTAGCTCCTGATGTACCTGATGTACCCGAAGTTCCGGAAGTTGCTGACGCTCCTGAGTTACCCGCAGCTCCTGAAGAACCTGAAGTACCTGACGTACCTGAAGTTGCTGACGCTCCTGAGTTACCTGCTGCTCCTGAAGAACCAGCAGTACCCGATGTACCAGATGTACCTGAAGTCTTAGATTGTCCAGATGCCCCTGCGTTTCCACTTGCTCCTGCAGTACCTGATGTACCTGATGTACCTGAAGTCCGAGAAGCTCCTGAGGTTCCAGCATTACCTGAATTTCCACTAGCTCCTGATGTACCTGATGTACCCGAAGTTCCGGAAGTTGCTGACGCTCCTGAGGTTCCAGCATTACCTGAATTTCCACTAGCTCCTGATGTACCTGATGTACCCGAAGTTCCGGAAGTTGCTGACGCTCCTGAGTTACCCGCAGCACCTGCAGAACCTGATGTACCTGATGTACCTGAAGTTGCTGACGCTCCTGAGTTACCCGCAGCACCTGCAGAACCCGCAGTACCTGATGTACCAGATGTACCTGAAGTCTTAGATTGTCCTGATGCTCCTGCGTTTCCACTTGCACCTGATGTACCTGATGTACCCGATGTACCTGAAGTTGCTGACGCTCCTGAGGTTCCAGAATTACCTGAATTTCCACTAGCACCTGATGTACCTGACGTACCTGATGTACCTGAAGTTGCTGACGCTCCTGAGTTACCTGCAGCTCCTGACGAACCGTTGGTACCTGATGTACCTGATGTACCAGAAGTCTTGGATGCTCCTGAAGTTCCCGCGTTTCCGCTAGCTCCTGAAGTACCATTAGTACCTGATGTACCTGAAGTTGCCGACG